GGGGTTAGGCTCCCGGGGTTTTCTGCGGGCTAGTCACCGTTGGTGTCGTCTCCGTCTAACCACTTGCAGATGTAATAGGCGATTACACTTGCCATGACGGAAACCAGAAATGTATAAAGGTCGATGCTCTATCACCCCTTTCTGTTTCCAGAACGGGACGGTAACGGGCGTATTATATGACGGTGCGGTTTTGAAAGTCAAGGACGCAATCAAGGCCGCCGCTGGCGCCGCCGGCCTCAGCCTGAACGCCTACATAGTGGCGGCGGTCGATAAGCAGATGAACGCAAGCCGGGACGATACCGGCGATTGACAAAGCCAACAGAATAACAAGAGCCGTCCGGGAGGGCGGCTTTGTTATGTCCGGATATATAAACTCATGAGGATGTAAGGTATGGAAAAAGTAACTATCCCTCTGGCGAGGATGAAAAAATGCGTGGAGAAGCCTGACGTGGCGATAATCTACGAAATTGGCGGCAAGCATTATGTCGCCATAAAAGAATCGGTAGCATATAGCGCAAGTACTGTGACGTTTGAACTTGCGGGTAAAGATATGCTTTGTAGGGGTAGCGTATATGAAAAAGCCGCCAAAGTATGAACCGCTAACATTTGAGAGCGATATAACGAAATTGCCATTGAAGCGCAATGGCGACCGCTCCGGCGACACGTCAGCCAACCTGTACATGTCAATGCTCCTGAGCCGTGCGTGGCGCGGCCTGACCGACCGCCAAAAGGTTCTATATCTGTACTGCAAGGCGCAATACTACGGCGAAAAGCCCGACAGGAAAACGCATATGACGCAGGCGGAGATTGACGGCGGGGCAAACGTGAACCTGATGAAGCGGTTTACCATGAACCGCAACAAGTGGTCGGATATGTACGAACTGTACAGCGAAAGCACTTCACGCTACTTCTGGCGCGACATGAACGCATTGATTGAAAAGGGGTTTATCAGGAAAGTAGAGAGCGGGAAAACAACAAGGACGAAGAACATATATGAATTCGCTGATGATTGGAGAAAGCTGTAGCCCATGGTAATATTTATTAAATCTAGGTACGAAAAGTACCTAGTGCAGATTCCAAAGCAGGAGCAAGTAGTAGGTACGAATAGTACCTAGTGCAAATCATGAATATTGGCTGCACTGGGTACGATAAGTACCTAGTCTAGCGGCTTGCACTAGGTACGATAAGTACCTAGCCAAAATGACCGTGCATTGACAATTTCACTGTGCAAAATTGCGCAATGAAAGCCTTGGCGAACAAATCATGCGCTTCGCATACCTGCCGAGGCTGACGGCCTGACGCAACTAGCCCTGCGTCCACCATTTACGGGACTATCGGCCGCGTTATACGGCCAGCGGCGGTGCAAGTACCCGTTGACGGACACGCCCCGTATGCGCTATGATACAGACAGCCGAAGCGGGTCTATGCTCATCCAAGGCCAAGCCAATGAGCGCCGGACTTCCGGTTTACATCCGCGCCGGATCGTCGCGTGTAGGCCGTGACCATGCCGCGATATGGTACGCACGGACGTGTAACGGGTTCTGCTGAACGCCTACCCCACCCCCTATACCGGCGCAGCCGGGGCGGGCGCGTGACCCCTCCCACCACCCAAAAACATAAAAAGCCTCTTCCCGAAAAATCCCGCAAAACAAAAAAAGACAGCACACAACACAGCGTTATAGCCCATGGCGTTGCGGGCGTGGGTGGCTTAGACTGTGATATGATCTGCCTGTAGGGCGCGGGCAGGGTAAGCGAAAGAATGCCCGAATTTGATACAGCAACCGTCCGTATGGGCGGTTTTATTATGCCCGAAAGGCGGTGTTAGCTTGGACAACAGAAAAGGGTTCCGCAGCTTCCAGCTTGCCTGCATGGGCTGGCTGAGCATTTCTATCGCGCCTGCCGTGCTGATCGCCGCTACGCTGATATACGGCTTCCCGTTCCCGCAGTCCATATCAGAGACAGGGACGATGGCGAATATGGTTTCGCCGGTACTGCCGTTCGCGCTCGGCGCTCTGGCGCTGTTCTCGCTCAGCTATGCCATGCGGTATGCTTATGACTATTTCTGGGACAAACTGTTTACGCTGTGTATGTGCGCGGGGTTCACGCTTGTCGCAATGTTCCCGTGCGCGTCGCCTTATATAACGTCTGACAGGGTCGGTGTGTTGGGCGTGCCGCCTATGGTTTCGCATTGGGTTCACTGCATAGGAGCGTTGTTAGGCTTCGGCGCGATGATATGCTGGATACTGTTCTGCTTTACCAAGTCCGACAAGGGAAAGCCACAGCAGTCAAAGCAAAAGCGGGCGCGCAATCTTATTTATCATGTGATGGGATACAGCATAACTGTATGTCTTGCAATTTTCGTACTGTCCGTGACAGGGCAGTTGCAGGCGGGGTTTGCGCTTGTGTTCTGGCTTGAGGCGATTATCCTGTGCGGGAGCGGGTTGTGCTGCCTAGTGAAGTCTGGTGCAATCCTCAAAGATAAAACTTCATGATGCGTGAGCCAAAGAGGGGACGGGCTATGTACGAAACAATCAGTGCGATCACGAATAAGTTGCTTGACAGCGTAAGGCGCGGCGACCTGATAAAGTGCAATGACTGGAAATCACCGCTTCGGGTCAAGGCTTCGACTGAGAATTTCTTTGTTATGGCGAGACCGTGCTTTGGCAAAGTCCTGTATTCCGTTTGCGAGAAAAGACCTTCGCCAAATGGAAAGTTTTGGATTGGGCCTGACGATAGGATATTCGGGTCAATTCATGGGTACGAATGGAAAACCGAGAAAGATGCCTTGAAATATCTTGATGAGTTTGAGCGCGGAGAACACAAACTGTCAGGAAGACGTTCATCCGAATTGGTTCAGATTAGCATAAAGCGGGGCAATAATGCGGTTGAAATATGAAGGGAGGCAAAAGCCATGACCATAACGATTGACCCGTTTATAGCGGGCGTGATAACAGTCCTGTTTGCCGAGTTCGCGATTGTTTTCGTGTACGGGATTTGGCAGGCGGCGAAAAAGAGAAAAAAGTAAAAAGGTGAAACAATGACCGATACCCAACTGCTTGACAAAATCTTAAACCGCCTGAAAGAATCCTCCGACATCGGCGCTGCGGAGGATTTATTATCGGGAGTCGTGCCCTTAATGCCTGAAAACCGCGTTGCGGCACTGCTGTATAACAAGGAAGTCTTGTCGTATACGGCTGAGGGTCTGCGGGGCAATGCCGATTTGTCGGCTATGGGGCGGCTATATGAGCTTCGGAAGAGGGCGTTATTGGTGGATGCGCCTTATACTTTCAAATCATATTTGCAATACATAGAGTATGACAGAGCGCCCGATAAACGATTTTACACGCCACGTAGCCATTACCTAGAACCAGTGGTTGACGGGTATCAGCAGGTATTAGACGGACATCTTGATTTGCTAGTCGTATGCATGGCAAAGCGGACAGGCAAAAGCCAAACTGGATTAAACTTTGTCAACATGGTTAGCGGCCGGGAGCCCAACAAAAGTACGTTAATGGAGGGCGCGGGAGACGCACTCGTAAAGTCCTTTTATGCCGGCTGCCTTGAAATACTGCAATCGAATGAATATCTGCACCATGATGTATTTCCAAGCAGTCAGATTGTCGCGACAAACGCTGATATCAAAACCATAAATCTAAACAAAAAAAGCCGTTTTCCGACAATCATGTGCCGATCCATAGACGCAACCCAAGTAGGCTTGAGCGAAGCCACAAATCTGTTGTATCTTGACGACTGCATTGAAGGTCGTGAAATGGCGAAAAACCGCAACCGTTTAGACGAGCGGTGGGAGATAATATCAGGCGACGTGTTGGGTAGGCGCGTTGAGGGAACCCCTATCGTCGCGTGCGGAACCAGATACTCGATACATGACCCAATATCAAAACTGCTCGATAAGGCTGTCGAAATGAATTGGAAATATAGGCTGATTGAGATTCCAGCTTTAGACCCAGTGACGGACGAGAGCAATTACGAGCATTTGCGTGACGGTAAAAAGGTTTTTACCACAGAGTATTTTCAGAACGAAAGAAAACTTCTATCAGAGGAACAATTTGAAAGCGAATTTCAACAAAGCCCATTTGAAGCAAAGGGCCTTATGTTTCCTGAAAGTAAGTTGAATAGGTTTTTTAAGTTACCGCTTGATAAAGACCCTGATACGATTATTGCCTGCGTTGATACTGCGGAAAAAGGCGCGGACAGTACAGCATTAATAGTTGCGCACATATATGGTGATGATGTTTATATCCCGGAAGTAGTCTTTGACAGTTCACCGCCGGATATAACAAAACCGCAGTGCGCGAAAGCTCTTATAAAACACAAGGTCGTTGTCGCTACTTTTGAGAGCAATAATGCTGGAGAGTATTATGCCCGCGATGTCGAGGAAATAATGAAAGCAGGTGGCGGGCGTACCAGTATTCGCACGAAGCGCACAATCACGAACAAGCACACGCGCATTGAAATGGCGTCGGACGGTATAATCAAAAATTTCTTTTTCCTTGACGAAAGCTTATATGAGCGTGGCGGTCAGTATTGGCAGTTTATGAGAGAGCTTTGCGGATATGTGCGTTCCGGCAAAGTTCCACACGATGATGCAGCCGACGTGTGTTCACTCTTGGAAAATGAGATAAGGAACTCGCAGGGGAGCGGACCGATAGGGATATTCAGACGCACTTTTTGAGGAGGACAACATCATCGAACAGATAAAACGCGAATACCGCTGCGAATGCAACAGGCTGCTCGGCACATACAGCGACGAAGCCGTCGTGCGCGGGCTGACGGTGCAGTGCCATCGCTGCAAGCGATTGGTTGATATAATAATTGAGCCACAGGAGGCCGGAAATGATAGAAAAAAAACAGGCAACGGCAGCGTTTAAGAAACATGGACGGGTACGAAACAGATTTCCGATATTTCAAGAGCGATTCAAGTTATTGCGCGGAAACATACCGCAAGATGAGTTCGCAAAAAAGATTGGCGTCTCACGCCCCACCGTCGGATTTTATGAAAACGGCGAACGGCTACCTGATGCATTGGTTCTGAAGAAAATATCGGAAAACCTCAATGTATCTGTGGACTATTTGCTTGGCATCGATGTCGAAAACAAACTTGAGCTTGAAAACAAGGTAATGTCGGAGAAAATCAAGCAAATACAAAGAATCATAAACTAAACACAGAGCCACACTTAGGCCGGAAGATGCAGCTACACGCTGCGCTTCCGGCTTTTTTTATGCCCGGAACCGACGGACTATTAAAGCGAGGTTTTATTATGATCTCCTCAACTTCAAGCACGAATCAAATTGAAGAGCGGTCTGATTTATTCGGGCGGTCGATACTTACGGCAACGCCGCCGCCCGTGCTGGACGCGGCAAGCATTGGCAAGATCATGAACGACGCCATGCCGATCCACAAGAAGAACTCTGAAGAAATAAGTTATCTATATCAGTTCTATCGCGGCAACCAGCCCGCGATATACAGAACGAAAGAAATACGCCCCGAGATAAAGAATACCGTAATTGAAAACCGCGCTTTTGAAATCGTCGAATTCAAGAAAGGCTACGAATTTTCCCATCCGATTATCTACGCTAATATCGGCCCCGACGACAGCGCGCCCGTGGATGCACTGAACAGATACGCCCGACTTGACAGCAAGGACTCCAAAGACATAGAGCTTGCCGAGTGGTTTTATATCAGCGGGACATCATACCGCCTTTGCCTGCCGAATGTCACGGAGTCCGAAGACGAGGCGCCATATTTTACGGACGTTCTCGATCCGCGTAATACATTCGTGGTCTATTCAGGCGAAGCGGGGCGCAAGCCTTTGTTTGCCGGGACTCACGTAAAGCGCAAAGGTGTCGACGAGGCCGGGCGCGAGAAAGAGTTTCAAATCTATGGAGTCTACACGGAAGACAGGTACTTTACTTGGACTATGGACGACCGGGATACTGATTTCGTAAAAGCCGCGCCGACGATGGAGGCAAACCCGCTTGGGATGTTGCCTATCGTGGAATACCCGCTGAACAGCAGCAGGATGGGATATGTCGAACTCTGCATCACCCTTTTCAACGCGATAAACACCATCGGATGCAACAGGCTCGACGGAATCGAGCAGTTTGTGCAGGCGCTTCTCGTATTCATAAACTGCAAACTGCCAGCGGAAATGGATAACGATGGCAAGCCGGTTAAAAATAAATACGGACAGGTGACGAAAGTCATACCAAAGTCAGGCGACGCAATAGACATAGAGGGCAGCGGCACGGATAAAGCCGACGTCAAATATCTCGTCTCCGAGCTTGACCAGAGCCATGTCCAGACGGCAAAAGACAATCTGCTTGAAGCCGTATATGAGAAGTGCGGTGTGCCGAGCCGCAAAGACAGGGCGGCAGGCGGCGGCGATACCGGTCAGGCAGTCGTACTGCGGGACGGTTGGGGCGCGGCCGAGTCAAGGGCGAAGTCCACGGAAAAGACGTTCAAAAAGTCGGAAACCGAATACTTGAAAATAGTGCTAAGGATATGTCGCGACACGCAATCCTCTGCCGTTGAAATAGGGAACCTGTCACTCGGCGACATTGAGATGCAGTTTACCCGGAATCGAAATGATAACATGCAGGTCAAAGCGACGACGCTGAAATTGCTTTTAGACAGCGGCGTGAACGGCGAGGACGCATACGAGACATGCGAACTGTTCTCCGACCCTGTGGCGGTTTGGAGAAAAAGCAAAGCTTGGCAAGACAATGAAGCTCAATATATCGAAAGCAAGATGAAATTGGCGCGGCTACTGGGCGCATCCGAACCTGCTACATTGGACGAACCGCCGGACGGCGGTATTTTTGCGCAAAAAACCGATGCTGAGGCGTGACGCCTTAACATAAATTTTTGATGGCCTGCTGCGTCCGGCGAAGACGAAAAAACTCGAC